TTTACCACTTTTACGCCACATTTATTTAAGAATTCTATACCATGATCACATCTATAAGGAACCTGATAATAAATTTCAGATATTCCTGCTGTATATATTCCTTTAGCACACTGAATACAAGGGGAATGTGTTATGAACATAATAGAATCTTTTCCGCTAAAAGAACTTTTAGCCAATTTAGCTAAACTATTCATTTCAGCATGAATAACTTCATCTTTTGTTTTTAAATAATACCTTCCTATTACTACAGTAGGATCATAATCAGAATATTCCACATAAGGAAATTCCGTTTCTATCTCTTCCTCTGTTAAGAAAGAAGCAGCTTCTTTTGTTATCCATACTTTATTCTCTGCGATATTATCCCATTTAGGTGGTGTTCCATTATAACCATAAGAAATAATAGAATCATCCTTGACAATAATAGAACCTACCTTAAGTTTCTTAGCATATGAAAGTTGTGCGGTCCTTCGCGCAACATCCATATAAAAATCAATATATTTTTTACGCATTAAGATCAACTGCTGCCCAAGAAGGTGGATGCTTACGAGATTTCACCCTATAAAAATAGATATCTGATAGAATATCTTCTTTATATTTCTTTGGAGTGTATTCATTACTTACAATAACGTTTAAAACTGCTTCGGCAATATCATAAAACTTAAAAGCTTCAACCTCTACCTTAGAAGAATATTCTTCGTGATTGTTAAGCATTCTGTTTAGTGCAATAGTCCTGCCTTCACGTTTAATAAACTGATCATGATTGCTGCGAAACGCCCATCCAAACTTCACAAACTTCTTACCATTTTCTTCAACAATATCAGAAGCAATGGTGATATCACGACGATCCCAAGGGTTGCGAACATAAAGATATTTCACTTTTGACATATATTACTCCTACTCGTTTGAATAAACCTCAAGATTTTCTTTTAGCATGAAAAAGATTTTTTTGTCTTTTTCAAATTTTTTGACTCCAATAAATTCTTTTCCATCAATATATTTCGACGGAAATTCTTTACTGGTAAAGTACGTATCATTATTAAAAATAGACCTCACTTTTATTAGGGGATTTTTAGTAGTATCCATTATAACATCTCTTGGTAAAAAAGTAAAGGGGGAATTTTTCCGTTCCCCCTTTAGATCAATTAAGAAATTTTAATTGATCGAGGAAGTTTATTTTCTGGAATATTATTTTTAAGAGTAATAAACAACATTCCATTTTCCATTTTAGCTTGTACTACTTCAATCGTATCAGCTAAAACGAACTGACGTTCAAAATTTCTGTTAGCAATTCCTTTATGAATATATTGATAAGAATCATCAGAAGTTTTGCTTCCTTTTACTAGTAATTTGTTATCGTTGATAGTAATATCGATATCATCTCTTGTAAATCCTGCAACAGCGATTTCAATAAGATAATTGAATTCATCTACCTTTTTAATATCATAAGGAGGAAACGTTACAGATTTAACATTAGAAAAGTTATTAAACTCATTGAATAATCTTTCAAATCCAAGAAAAGGATCTGTTAAATTAGGATAACGATTGTTTAGTGAATTAGCATTATATTTTTGTATTGTTTGTGACATAAGTTTCTCCTTTAATTAAGCAAGAAAAATAACTTCCCTATTAGGCGAAGTTGATATTGACTTTTATTTTTGTTCGCAGTCAATGAACGAAAATCAATGTGTATACTTTTTATTACCTACCGTATATTTAGAAACACAATTCCAATCCGGTTTTTCTGAATATGAAATGATCTTTAATTGTGTAATATCAATAGTCTTATCATTGATCATACTCTTATCAGGAATTTTTACTAGACCCCATTCTTCTAGTAAGAGTGCTATAGTATTACGTCTAGCAATATCTGATTCTGTAATGTCAGAGGGGCGACCATCTAGCATAAACAATTCCTTAAAATGGAGGATATGATAATGTCCTTTTTTATGTAGAATATTACAACTCTGTGTAAGAGTCTTATCTTTACGAGAAGCAATTCCCATTCGTGTAAGAGTTTCCTTAACTTTTAGGAAAGTGTCATCATCTACTAATTCTACAGGAATACCGTAACCTTTAAATAAATCCATTGACATAAATTTCTACTCCAATTAATAATATAAACATTATTATTTATAATATCTCAAACTCCACCAGTATCAAGTCTAGAGATTATAACATTGATCTGATCATCTGTCAATATTTCTAGATACTGTTTTGCTATACTGTCAGAACAGTTATAATATTCTTTGATATATGCCAAATTACTTATATTAGATTTTTTTGTCCATTTAACAAACTGCCTTTTATATTTTTTTATGCTATAAAAATAGAAATCATATTGCATTTGCTGACTTACATTAAATCTACAATTCATTTCTTCGGCGTAAAAAATAGTATCAATATGTTGACTCATTGCTCGATTAACTACAAAAGGATTATAATCTTCACTATAGCAATAATTATTAGTAGTTGTCAATGAAGGAATTATTTGTTTGAATAATTTTGTCATACAAATTCCACGTATAACATGATCTTTGTTAATAATGCTAATAAATGAATTTCTGAATCTTTATACAATTTAGATTGATAATCATCAAGAATACAAATCAATTCAGGTTTAGATTTATCCTCAATATGATCATATAATGCATCATACAATTTTCTATATAAAGCATCTATATCTCTATCAGAGTTTTCAATAGACCATTCTCGTACTTTAGTGAAATTTTTTTCCTTAAGATATTTCACCAAATCTTTAATTGATATATCACCTAATTGAGATAGAATTCCAACATCAATATCACCATGAGCTGAATATTTCTGTAGTTCATTTAATATCTTTCTGTTATCTGGATAATGTTTTTTAACTACTGTAGCAACAACTTCTTTATTATAGTTAACATTTTCCTGTTCAAGAACATAACAAACTCGCTTAAAGAATTTCCCAATCAAATCCTTTTTTTCTGCTTTACTTAAAGTAAAATCAATGACAGAAAATCTTGATAAAATCGCTTCTGGGAATTTGTTAACATAATTTCCTGTTAAGATAAACGAGGTTAATTTAGAAAAAGATTCTATACCTCGTAATGCAGCAAAACTATTCTGTGTAAGATAATCAGCCTCATCAATAATAATAGCTTTCTTTCCTCCTGTTAAGGAAACACAAGAAGCATAGTTAGTGATCTTTGTCCTGAAAACATCAATTCCATTTTCAGAACTACCATTCAAAAATAAATAATCACATCCAATTTCATTACAAAGTGCTTTTGCTACACTGGTTTTACCTGTTCCCGGAGAAGAAGTTAATAGTAAATTAGGAATTTCTTTATTATCTACGAATGTTTGTAAAATGGTCTTGATACGTTCAGGTAAAATACATTCTGAAACTGTTTTAGGTCTATACTTTTCGCACCACAAAAATTCATCTTGAAACATATTTTCACCTATTTAAACAGGAATCCAATCTACTTTCTTTACTTCAATTGGCTTGACTTCAGTACATTCAAAGGTTTCCTCCATGATTCCTTTATTAAAAGAAATATTATAGTACACAGAAAAATATTTTTCATTCATAGAAAAAATTAATCTATAGATGGATTCATCATCAGCACATTCAATAAGTTCCTGTTCAATCACGTTATTAGATGTAATAATATCCTTTAGCTCATTTAACCTTAGATGCATGATCTTCTCCTTATCAGTTTTTGAACTCTTCAATAACCCCTTCATATAATAATGAAAATTCTTCATTTTCTGCTACTACTTCCGAATAATTACGATCATGATAGGTCTTAGCCATTTTTCTAATCATTCGTTTAGGAATCTTTAGTTCTTCATACATATTATTAATGATATCTTTAAGAATTTCTTTCTGAGATTCTTGCATAGTGAAAACATCTGACATTTCCTTAATTCCCTTTTTAAGGATGTCAATTTCTTTATCAGTAAAAGTTCCAAAATTTGATACAACAGTCTTACTCATTATAATCTCCTTTTTACTCGTAAACAGAATTCATTTCTAGTGTAACATAATAAGTTAATCCTAACTCATCACTTACAAATTTACTAATACCATTCTTTGAAATTTGAATAACATAATTTCCAGGTAGCATTTTTAGATTTTCTGTTTTGAAAACCAATTTAAAAACCTTTCCTTTAGATTCTACTTCTGGTAATTGAATAAAGTTCGTATGAGCCGCATTATTATTACCATCAAAAGTAACTAAATTAACAGATTCTCCATCACTTTCTACAGCAATATTAGGTGATGATAATACTTGCGCAGTTTTCATCATCCAATTAAATTGACTTTCTGTTAATGAAAAATCAACATCAATAGAAGGTAACTTTGGCCTTCTATCTGGTGCTATTACGATCATACTAGGATCAGTAATCCTATATTTAATCTTTGATCTTCCTCCCATACCCTGAATAATAACATGCTTATCATCAAATTGCAAGTCTGCGCCATCTTTATATAAAGATAACACAGATAAGAAATTATTTAGGTCATAGACACCAAAATCTTGTGGAAAATTTTCCTTAATATTAGCATCTGCAAGAATATTACGCTGTGATGACATTGTTGATAATACCGATCCAGCTTTAAACAAGATCCCAGGATTAATAGTGGAAAAATTCTTTAGAATAACTAATGTATCATTACTTAATTTCATTAAACACTCCTATTTTTTACTATCACTAATCATACTAACATTTTCTTCCATTCGCATTTCTTTCCATCTATTCAAGCTAATAATAGCTTCATCAATATCCTTTTCAATATCTTTATGTCCTCTTCCTCCAGCAACTAATAATTTTTTAACTGCATGTTGAATAGTAGGAGAAGAAACTTCATATAATTCTAATATTCTATATATATCAATATGCGTGACGCCTACAGGAATCTTTTTATAATAATGAGGAAAAACTTCTTGAGTGTCCATATTATGTCTCCATTAAATATACATTATAACAGATGGTAGTACGATTGTCAATTAAATGAAAAGCATACTACCACCACTTTTTTAAATTTCCCCTACATGAGCAGCAATCTTAATTAAATCACCTTGAAACATATGCGTACCAATATGATGTACATTGGCAGAAGCCCATGGTAACATCCATGTAGTAATACCCATCTTTCTGCATTTTTGTGTAAAGAAATAATCTTCAGATAAATATCGCTTACTTTCTGAATCAATTTCACAATCAAAAAAGGCACAAATTTCTCTCTCACCACCAAAATTGACTTGTCCTACATGATCAGGACGATACATTTGTTCAGGATACTTTTCTTGGAAACGCTCAAATACACTTCTCTTAATTAACATTAATCCAGTACCGCCATCCATGATCTGTAAAGGTTCCGTTACAGAAAATTTCTGTGTTCCTGCTACAGGATTAAATACAATAGCACCCAAAATTCTAGACCAATCTTCAATAGGAACATTAGGATTCTTCTTTAATGCCTTTGCTAATTGACCCCATTCTAAAGATTTCTTTGGATAAGGAATGGTAATAATATCTTTATCCTCATCTTCTGCTACCGCTAACATAGCAATTAAATCTTGTGCATTAAAAGCAATATCAGCATCAATAAATAAAAAATGAGTGCAATCAGACCTATTTAAAAATTCATCTACAATATAGTTCCTAGCTCTCATAATCAACGACTCATTAAAAAGAAAGCTAAATTTTGTTTCTACACCATGAGCACCCATAACGGATTGTAGATCAAGCAGACTTTTTGCTGTCATACCCGTCATCATTCCGCCATAACAAGGCATACCGACAAACAGTTTCTTTTTTGCTAAACTTTCTTTACTAATTTTAATTTCCATTATTTACCTCTTTATTATAAACCCAAACACTATTTCCACAATCATACACTTTCAGCCAACCTTCTCTATTCATATTAGCATGAACACTTTTGGTTTCGTCATATTCTTTTAATATTTTATTTATGTTATATCTTCTGCAATTCATTCGACTTAGTGTCGCACCTCCTTTATAAAAGAAAAAATTTGGAGGGGAATCATTTAAGTATAAAAACTTATTATTCTTATATATGTCTCCTGTGAACAATCTTTTGTCACTATAACTTATAATATTATTTAAATCACATTGTTTGAATAATTTTGAGAATCCTCCTACAACATTTGTTCCTAGTTTATTACAATATCGTAATAATTCCCATTCATAATTTTTATTAAATCGTGGTTTTCCGAATGATATTAATGCTACTAATTCGTCATTATAATATAATCCTTTTACTATTTTAGCTGGAACATATCCTTGTATATGATTTGTTTCTAGGAAATTTTTATATGATAGATCATCGACATCATTTACGACACATTTTCTTGCATATACTACATCATTAACACCTAAATTAGTTTTAATTATTGATTTACAAATTTCTTTTTTATGTATCCACTCTATATCCCAGAATTGTATAAGTTTAATATTTTTATTCTGACATAGTATGGTTTTTTCTATGTGTCTTTTTGGATCTTCTGCATGCCAATAGCAACCATTTAATTCTATAGCAAAGTTTTTATCTTCTACAAAAATATCTAATTCTTTTGGGAATATAATATTTCTATTATTGATAGAGATATTATCAGCTATAGTTGAAACATAGTCATATATTTCTTTTTGTAAATTTGAATAATTTGTTTGATGGTAAATAATATCTATGTCAAATTTTTGATACCAAAGATACACGGCTCTATACGTAACACCAAGTTCATTAGCTATTTGTACAATAGATTTTGTCTTATTTTCGTTGATTAACCATTCTTTGTTTCTTAATACTGGTAATCTATTACCTTTCTTGTTTTGTATCTTATCAACAATTTCTGGAACTTGTGTTACATATTCGACACCATATCTTTGCAGACAAGTTCTTTTGTTTTTTTCCAAGTTAGAAAAATTTGAATCTCCATATTTTTCTAATTTTGTGTTCTTAGCTTTGTTCTTAAATTCATCTGACTGAGTAAACCATTCAAATCCATACTTTTCAATATTGGTTTGTTTAGTTTTACTAACATCTTTATAGAAAGGATCTCCGTATCTTTCTAATTTTGTTTTCTGTCTTTTCAGATTTGTTTCTTCGGATCGTAACGAACATTTAACAGAGCAAATATTTCTATATCCATTTTTGTATCCAATGAACAGCTTTGGATGTGTTTCACATACCACACAATACTGTATTTTTTCTATATCGTTCATGATATCGTATACTCTTTGAGTAAGAGTAGCATCAATTAAATGATCTGTGTATTGTATAATGGCATTATATTGTTGTACATAATTTCGATTTACCCACCACGAATAGTGGGTAATTCTATTATTAAATTTACTATTTTTATCAAAAAGATTTTCTATTATAAATTTTTTTAGAGTTTCTTTTTCCATATTAAACTTTAGTAGCAAATCATGTTCTATTATACCACTTTCCACCAATCATGCAACTATCATTAGTTACATCGACATATTCAAATTGTACTCTTAATTTATCGGTATCTACATGAGCGATCATCCATCCTTGATTCCATGCTTCTGCATTGCAGTAAGTAGCATATCTTTTATGACCTGTTCCTAATTGGACGGCATGAAAAGATCCGTATACAGGATTATAATGAGAAACAGAAATATATTTATGATGATGTCCCCATACACAAGGGGTAGCAGGATTTTTAATTGGATAATGATTCACATGTAAACAATTAAACTTTAGTATATGATTCTTACGAACCTCCGTTTTAAATTCATAATCGGTAAATACTGAAAGATCATTTCTTGATATAAAATTGACTTCATATTTATCTATTCCTAATAGACTAGAAATAGTATGTCCATGTATATCTGATAATAAGGTTAAAATTTGAGGAGAAGATTCACATAAATGTCTTAATAGATATTCATCATGATTACCGGATAGATAATCAATTTGAGTATCAGGAGCAACGTTTCTAATATTTTCAAGGAAAGTGTGTAGCCATTTAATTCTTTCTACTAGTTTATATTCTCTGGGATCATTATAGTGTCGGGAGAATTCTACATTATCAAGAATGTCGCCAGCTAAAATAACAGTTTCTGGTTGAATACGTTTTACGGTATCAATAAATGTTTCTAAATAAAATTTATCA